CAGAGAATAAAACTTTATATGAGCAGGTAAAGGAAGCTCTTGAAGGAGGTGTTACCTGTGTGCAACTCAGAGAAAAAAGTTTGGATGAAGACAGCTTTATAGAGGAAGCAAAAAAGATATCACAATTGTGTAAACAGTATAATATTCCATT